AAAAAGTTGCGTAACAAACTAAATCCTACACATGGAAAAAAAAGAAGTAGTATGAGTTTCATTTATATCTAGAATAGAAAATATTTAGATTGTTTTTAAAATCTCTATATATAGTAAAATGCCTTTTTCCAATCTATTCAAGCGAAAGGAACCAAAAAAACATACGATATATTCGGCTGTTGGTAGACTTGGTAATGCAGCACTAGCAGCCAACACTAAGAATTCACAACCAAAAAAAACATCATATTTCTCTTCAAAACCTCAAACAAATACAGAAAAATTTGCAAATACTACTTTAGGTATGTCTTCGAGCGATACAAATAACGCGTTTGCTGCAGTTATGAAGGGTCTTGAAACAAAAAGTGCAAGAGAAGCGAAAAATACTTTAACCATGGGTAATCGATATCGCCTTGGCAAAGCGATGATGGGAATGAGAGGAGGTAAAAAAACACGCAAAAACGCAAAAACAAATAAAAAGTCTCGCAAAAATAGAAAATCACGTAAAAACAGAAAGTCACTTAAAAGCAAAAAATAAAAACATATAAAACTCACATTTATATGTTTAATAACGACGTTTTGGTTCTTGATCTTTTGGGATCATAGCACAATCAGAAGTAGGTTCATCCTTTTTAGAAATCTTTTTTTCTTCAACCTTTGGTTCGACTGTTTCTTCATTCAATTGTAATAAATCACTATGCATGGGATGATAGGCATAGTTAATTTTGGGTATATTATAAATACGCAATATTTCGTTCACAATAGGGCTTCGTTGAATATCCGTTTCATTCATTTTAACCACTTGTATTCCGCTTTCAACCGCTTGCATACCTCCCCATGTTTTATACATGTCAAATTTTTTAGTAAAGTCTAGCAATCCATTATTTTCCAACTTATCGCTTTGTTTCAGATCACCAGTAATGACCATTTTGGAATGATCCCCAATACGGGTAGTCAACATCATCATTTGATTCGGCGTAGAATTTTGCATTTCATCCGCAATCAAAAAGGAACGTTTAAAGGTTCGGCCACGCATGTATGCGAGCGGAGAAATTTCAATCACTCCAGAATGCAACATGGCTTCGATTTCACGTTGTTGATAAAATTCCAAAAAGATATCAAAAATAGGGCGGGTCCATGGATCCATTTTTCGAATCAAATTTCCAGGTAAAAACCCCAGCTCTTCTTCTTCAACAGGAACAACAGGACGTGTCAATATAATTTTATTAATATTTCCGGAATTCAGCTCGTGCATAGCAGTTATACAAGCAAACAAGGTCTTTCCACATCCAGCAGGACCTAATCCCAAAACGATTGGTGATTCCTTATTCTTCAAAGCTTCTACGTAATTGACTTGGTTATCGGTACGTGGACGATAAGACGGAGATAATGATTTACGTCTAGATTTCTTAGAAGAAGTGGAAAAGTCTTCACTAAAAAAAGAGGGGTCAACCGATTTTCGCGCAAAGTGCACGGAAGAGGAGCGCAAACGAGGCGAGAAAAAACTTCTTGCGCTGGGTAATAGTAAAAGTACCATACAGACCCTAAAAAGCATATACTATATGAAAGTATATTTCTAAATTTTAAATTAAAATGATTTATAAAGAAACCAACAATAAAGAGAGTTACAAGATGTTATCACCGCTTAAACCGGAACAATATAATATTTTATGGAGAAGTTCCTGGTTAAGTTTTTTTTCAACATTATACGCAATAAAAAATAAAAAATACTTCTTGGCTATAGGACCAGCTAGTATTTTTTTGACATCGTTGAATTATTGGAAAAAACCGAAAGAAGATGATTGGGAATTATATTTGGATACAATCACAGTACGAAGTGTATTTTTGTACCAGCTGTATTTATCGTTGTATACAAAACAACGAAATCAATATTTGATAGCATCTGCGATGGTTAGTTCGATTTATTTTATGGAAAGTTATTTTTACAAAGAATCCAGATTTTGGATTTATACATATTGCCATATGGGAATTCATATTGTTGGAAACATCGGAAGTTGCATTCTATATGGTAGTGAAAAAATATAAAAACATTAAAACAATATTAAATACAAAATAGATTTTTTATTTAATCTTCATCGCTGCTATAATCAGCCCAATTAATAATTTTCTTGATTTTAATAGGAGCATAACACAATTCATTATCATTTTGTATAGTCTTTGGAGGAGTAACTGGAGTGACAATATCACACTCATCATCCAGTATTGGCATGATCTTTGCGAGACCTCTTGAAAGCATAGGGGTTTGATTCAACACATTTAAATTTTCAGAAGTTAATCTAGGAAAGTCGTTCTCATCAAGCGAGTTTGTACTTCGTTTCATATATTCTTTGTTTCGACGTTTTAGTACAATACAATATTTTTTCCAGTGGCCTTTTTTGTGACAATAGCTACATTCGGATTGCAAAATGAGTGGGCATACGATAATACCGTTAGAATTTTTAGAAAAATCCTTGGTATAGTGACTAGAGTATACTTCGCTGGATTCTCCAGCATTAAAGCAAACTCTACAAAAAGGGGTCTTGTTAGCACGAGAGGATTGCATAATATAAATGAGTAATTACGTGTTAATCAGGTTATTTATTTATATAAACAAATTAAAAAAGTATCAATTTTTTATATATGAAAACATTTTCATCTTTATCTATTGTTATTAGCAATCCGGTTTTCGTACCTGTAGTATACACAACACTTGTAACTACGCTTTTAACAACTAGGAATAATAGACAAAATATGAAAATAAATAAGGAATTTTATACAACGATATTAATGATTGCATAAATAAAAATTTTTCAAAAGACAATTATATGTAGATAATATAACTATGTGGAAAGAGTTAGGTTGGGATTTTATTGTTGAAAATCAATTAAATTTTCTAGTATATGGTTTGATTATTGTTTTTATATTTCCTTTAGAAGCAATCATGTTGCCTGAACTTTATGGAAAATTATTTGATAAAATTAAGGATATAAAAACGTTTCCAAGCATATTTAATTTTTGGGAAAATATTAAATCAAAAAATTTTGCAGGAATATTGATTGTATTAATTATTACATGGATTGTTATTATTGGTTCGGGTGCATTAAAATATTATTTTGAATCTTTTTTAGTACCAGAGTATCTAGCTCATATTAGAAATGTTATTTATGAAAAAACAATCAACGCATATAAGGAACAATATAGTGATTTAAAAACGGGAGATTATTTGTCAAGAGTGATGGAGCTAAGTCGAAATTTCAAAGATTTATTTCAACAAGGAATGACACGTGTTATACCTGAATTTGTAGTTTCGATCATGATTACGTGTTATTTACTTTATAAAAATACTACAATCGGCTTGGTTGTAACTTTATCATTTATCTTATGTTTAATTGTCCAATATTTTGGCACACAAATATTAGTAAAATATATTGCAGAAAAAGAAGAATTTTTCAATACTGAGTTGAGTGAGAATTTACAAGATAGTTTGGAAAATTTGATGAATATTTACATTAATAATGAAATGGATGGACAAATAGATAAAAATGAAGAAATGGAAGAAATTAATAATAAACACATGAAGCGTGTAATGTTTACTGAAACAGTTGTGATTTACTTGACACAATTTTTGGTATTGGCAGGTTATGCTGGAGGTATATTTACGTTATACAATCTATTAAAAACAAAGAAAATAAAATTAAAAGAAGGAATTGTAATCATTTTGATATTGGGTCAATATATTAATTATTTCATGTGGGTAAATAGTGCATGGGTTCACAACATTACATATAAATTAGGTATAATTGAAGGATCACGCGAGTTTTTAGAAAAGATATTTAAGCCAACAAGTAATCGTACAAAAACAAATTGTATTAATCATGGAGCAATACAAGTTCAAAATATGGCCTATAAATTTAGTAAAAAATCAGATGAATATTTGTTTGAAAATTTAAATTGGAATATTCGTGGAGGAGAAAAGGTCGCTCTTTTGGGAAGATCAGGAACAGGAAAAAGTACACTCATGAAGTTATTAATCAACTTGTATCCGATTGAAAGTGGAAGTATTAAAATTGATGGAGTCAATATTCAGGAAATCAAGGTAGAATATTTGCGCTCTCAAATTAATTATATTAATCAACGTACCAATCTGTTTAACGAAACCGTTTTATATAACATGAAGTATGGTAATGACAATATTACAGACGAAGAACTGATTGAAAAGTTGAAAAAATATAATTTGGATAGTGTGTTTTCTGAGTTACCAGACGGCATAAATGCAAAGGCTGGAATCCATGGTGGAAATTTATCGGGAGGTATGCAAAAAGTAACGATGTTAATGCGCGGAATGTTACGTCCATCTAAGATTGTATTGATTGATGAACCTTTATCAGGTTTAGACGCAAATACTCGTTTAAAGGCGATTGATATGATTGTGCAAGAATGTAAAAATAAGACGTTGATTGTAATTACACATGATGAAGAAATATTACCACATATGGATAACATAGTAGATGTTAAAGAATTACAAAATCAAAAAATTGATTAAATCTTTTTATATTTTATTAAATATAAAAAAATGAAATCCAGTAAGATAAAACAAGTAATACCTGCAATGTTGCCATATCCACACAAATCAAAAATATTGCAATCTACATATAGTAGAAATACCACGACATTTTTGTACATGATGAAAAAGAATCCCCCACCAAGGGGTCCCACAGCATATACTCTTTTACAAAAGAAAAAGCAAAAGCCTATAATTATTCCCAGGAGAAAAACATTTTACGAGGAAGAATCGTCGTCAATAAGTTTATTAAATCTATTTAATCAAGACCAAAAAAATATGTATTAAACGGGTGAACTATATTTAAACATACAAATCATTTTTTTATTTCCTGACAATCGTTGTGTACTGACTCCACCAATATCGACTTTGGAATCAAACATCATATGCGTAAGTGCGGTTTCTACAGAATAATCATTCGATTGTAAAAAAGACAACACAGAGGGGATGTCTTCTTTGGTCATAAATAAATCGACGTGCTTCATGGAAGCACTTATGCTTCCTTTGGGATATCGAAGTAAAACATATACACAATTAGAAACAGTTCCAGGAAAAGGTGTGGCAAAGCGTCCTACTTGTTGAAAAGGAGATAATTTGGGAAAATGTAGTAAATCAACTAAATCTCCCAGAGGACCGGCAGGTTTTGTATTTAAGGTAATGATTTCTTGATAAGATTGAAAAAAAGGATGTAATATGGGTTCTAAATATAATGTACAAAGTTGATTCGAAGAAGCAAAAGGACTTGTCATTCTTAGAGTTGGTTATAAGTATTCATGATAAAATCGAAAATGGGAATCGTAATATTATAATTTCCCTTTTCTTCGCCTTTGTATTTGTGGTGGGCTTTATGGTTTCGTACTAAGAAATCAAAAAAGGGTACGTTTTTCACTATGTAATCGGTTGTTTTATAATCAATACCATAGCATTTTTCTTTTCCACATTCTCCGTGCATATATGGATGAATACTGTTCCATGTTAAGAACCCATACGTAAAGATTGAAGTACTAATTAAACCTGTAATCACATAAGAAAATTCTTTTTTAAAAGCGTAAGGGTAAACAATATTAAATAAAATTAAAAAAGAAATAATAGCAACCGCTGTATGACTTTCTAAACATAAATTTTCTTTATCATCTTCTTCAACTAATTTATCATAATCTTTTACAGATCTATCAATAGTAAAATCTTTTTTAATGGCAGCATGATGAATTGTATGCCATTCTTTCCATGGAGTTTCAAAGTAATGCATAACAAAACGATGTAACAAATATTCTATAAAGGACATGTAAATTATAATTAATACAGTAAATAATAAATAATCAATAAAAACTGCTTTTTTCATTTATATATATATAAATGGAAAAAAATGTGTTATGCTCCACCCTCGCATAACACCGTGAGAGTCCATCGCTAAATAGTTAGCATTCGTTAAATAACCATAGTTATTACTCTCCCCATTTCCACGAGACTTCTGGTTCTAGACCAAGGGATTGTCTCTTCCCCCACCCGATGTGGGACTCGAACCCACGGCCACCAGCTTAAAAGGCTGGCGCTCTACCGACTGAGCTAACCGGGTG